ATACCAGCGTTGGTTAGGCGCATCTTCTCGGACCAAGAGATCGTGGCATCGGCTGCGCCTGCTGCTGTCGAATAAAACCTGAAATCTCCAAAATCGGAAACCTCAAATAATGCAGCCTCATCAGCCGCCCTGAACTTCCATGTGGACGACTCATAATAAGCGTTTGCCATCAACCACAAGTTTCCTGTGGTCGTGGTGTTGTTGCCCATTATTGCCGAGCCGCCAAACTGTACCGCACCAAATCCGCTTTGCCATGTACTTACACTTGTTGTCCCGATACCGATAGCGGTAGCGTCAGAGGCTACGCGGAAGCGTTCGGTGGCGTTGGTGTAAAATAGGGTTGCAGTTGACTCCTTGTTGTTTATTACTGCCTGCTGCGCACCATCAATCCCAACATGAAACCCGTCCGTTGACGCGGTGCCAGTAGTGTTGTTGGTAAAGAAAAGAGATGAGGTCGCATTTGCGCCGTCACGGTGTATGTTGGCAAGGAGTCCAGCGCCAGATGATGAAAGCCTAAATACCTCAGCCCCATAACTCGTCGCGCTCGTAGTGCCTATGCGGACACCTTCCTTGAAGTAGGAGTTGTACCCTGAGTTATCGTATACACCCCATCCGTTTGTGATGGTGCCGGTGACGGTGTAGCCATTGATAAACAACCCATAGGCATTTGTGGCGGTTGCCCCGGTCGTGACACTTATGTTGGCAACAATGGCTGAAAGATTCGTTGTCGTGCCTCCAACACCCGTTGCTGTTGCAAGTCCATAAGCAGATTGCACGTTGGCAACCGTGCCGCTTGTATGCGTTGCCCCTGTCGATGCGTATGTGCCGCGAAGCAGCCCAGTTGTTGCCTGAGACTGCGTATATACATAAGATGCCCCGAAGTCATTCCCGCTCGCATTGCTGTACGTCTTGGTGGCGTAGAACTGCGCGTTGTTGGAGGTGGAGGTGGCGCCGAGGAGGAAGGATCCTGTATCAAGCAGTCTTGCCCCCGAACTCGCCCCGCTATCCCCGCGAAAGTCAAGGTAGCCGTTTGCGCCAATGCCCTGAATATAAGATGAGACACCGAGGGTGCCAGTAATTGATGCTCCAGCAGTGGCAAGGTCAAACACACCAGTACCGCCAACCACGAACTCAACGGCATTGCTGCTGGACTCGTCGATGTAAGTATCGCCGCCACCGTCAAGGTATAGTCTCTGCGTTGCGGCAAGCGTCAGGCTCCCCGACGAAAGGGTGAGGTCGCCTGCCCCCAGCGTCATGTTTCCAGTAGATTGATCCATCTCAATCCATGAATGACGAACGGTGCCAGAGTCATTGTATCCGTACAACTTAGCAGAGTCGCCATTGATCTGAAGCCCTATTGTCCTCAGATTAGCCGTTCCACCAGAGTCATGCAGAACCAAACTTGCACTCTGTGAGCCCTCTGCATAGAGGCGACCATCTAAATATCCAGCACCAACAGCAATACCGCCGTCTGTCGCCCCATCAAATGCCCACGAGGTATTTACCGTGGATGACTTGCCATATACATTCCCTGCAAACGTGGCGTTGCCATCATCAATTTCTAAAATTATAGTTCCTGCTTCTCTTAACCGAACCGCTCCAGAGGCGTTGATTTCAGTGGTAGAGGACTTGACTTGGATGGCATCTGCGATGTGGCCAGACTGTACCTCCATAAACCGAGTTGCATCGGGTCCGTAAAACGAACCGCCAGAAGATTTTAAACTCGTTGCCGTAGTAGCACCCGCAGAGAGGGTGCCTGCAAACGTAGCGTTCTGGCTACTGTCAAGGGTGAGGGCGGTCCCTGTACCAATGCCTGTGCCGATCTTGTAGGTATCTGAGTCAGAATTATCTACGTAGGCATACCAATTAAAGGTGCCGAGAACGGTTGTGTACTGCAAGATAGGGTCGCCAGAGGACGATCCGCCAGATGCTATCTGAAGCCTTGCATTAGAAGATGCGCTGGTATTGTCTGTATTTCTGACAGAAAGAATATTGGTGCCGCCAGCATTTGCGCCCCCAACTGTTGTATTACCCGACACATTTAGCGTCCCGGTGATGGAGGCACCAGAGGAAGTGAGGCTGGCTATCTCTGTTGAGCCGACTCCAAGATGTAATTCAGTTGTGGCATTAATCGCAAGTTCGCCATCACTTGACACATAGGAGCCGCCAGCGCCAACATTCAATAATGTGCCTGCTGCATACGCAGAGCCATAGGTCAGCAGTTTAATCCCGCTTGCAGAGTCGTTCAGCACTCTCGCCCTTGCGAATCCGCTTGACGTTGTATTCGAAACATCAAGTAGATCGCCCGATGCCCCACTCACCGTAGTAGCACCTGCTGAAAGGGTGCCCGTCGTACTCAGGTTCTCATTCCCGAAGGAAATAGCGCCAGAGGCAGAGGTGATAGAGCCAGCGGCAAGGGTGAGGTCGGAGGCAACAAGCAGTCCAGTAATTCCAACCTGACCAGTAGATCGGCTTACTGTTAGCGCATCTACGCCCTTCGTGCCGTTTGAGTAGGTCGTAATCGCAAAGGAATCTGATACCTCATCGTAAAAACTCAGTTTTACGCCCCTCGCATTGCTACCAAGCGGACTCTTCGCATCGGCAAGCATCCAAAGGGTAGAGAAGTCTGCGTCGCTGTTTCCACCAAGAACCAATGTGCCGCCCGTTCCACCAGAAACGGTCATTAACGCATCTCCTGCCGCATCTACCGTCAGCCCTGCAAACGTGGGCGAAGATGTGGTAAGAAGGTTCTGGTCAGCAAACGCAGCATTGCCAATCGGCAGCGCACCGGTGACATCCGTTGTCAGGTCCACCGAACCAAGCGTCAGTTCCTGACCGCTGATCGTGATGTAATCCAGCCCGGCGGCAATCGTGACGTCCGTCGAGTTGTCCGTACCGGCAGCGTCAACGCCAAGCGTAGCGCGAGCCGTGGCAGCGTTGGAATCATCGATGAGGGTACGAGCAAAGGAGGTCAGCGTAGCCGTTGCCCAGTTATCGTCGCCGTCCTTGTAGATGATCTTATTTGCAGATGGGTCGAGCGCAGCAATAGAATCAAGGTCTGCATCCCACGCCTGCACATTGGTACCGATCGTCAAGCCGAGGTTGTCGCGTGCATCGGACGCGGTAGAAGCCCCTGTGCCGCCGTGTGCGACCGCCAAATCCGTTCCGAGGGTTAGACTACCCAAAGCAGCAGCCGCCGCCTGTGCGTCCGTAGAGCCAAGAATAACGGCGAGGGTAGCGCGACCTTCCGTGGTGCCGTCGGTCCAGTATGCGTAGTACCCGCCCGAGAGGTCGGCGAGTGGGTTCTTGTTGGGTAGAGTAGCCATTGATCCCCGTAGAGTTATCGTTGCTCAATCAAACCGTTTTCGTGAGCGTATGTTGCGGGCTGGGTGCTGTTCAGAATATCCGCACCGCTTTAATGTATGATCGGTCGCCCGGTGGCTGATACGTTGTTGCGTAGGTGTTCGTTTTCTTTGCATAGGAGAACTCAAGGTCAGCATCCTGATCTGCGAACACGACCATCTCAAACCAAAAGCAGGGCTGGTCCGTGTAACTAACTCCATCCGTTCCTCGGACGGCATATATAGAATCCAGTACGACGGTGTTGTAATCACCACTTAATGCGTAGGTGTTTCTCGCACCTGAAAAACTGCTTGCTGTGGAAACAAGCGAAAAACTCAACCCTGCGCCCATCTTAAACCCGCAGTTCATCTGGTCATCCGTCGTTACGTCAGCCGTCTTATTGATGACGAACGTTCCTGTTACATGATAGGCAGCACCCGCATCCAGAGACACGGCACAGTATGTTCGCTCAGTAAGGTCGCTTGTCGTTGTCCCTGCTGCCGCTGGTCTGTTGTACTTGATAAGGTTTGTATCGACCGATCCGGTCAGACCAGATAGACCCGTTATGTTATTGCCCCTGTCGATGTCATCGTTGAGGCTGCCCCAGTTCGTTGTTGTAACGATCTGATCGGTAAGCGGGAATACTGTCGTTGCCATTATCCAAGCACCTTTTTAGCAATAACCCACGAACCCGTCTGTACCTCTGCTGCTGATGCGTTGCTTGTGTTCTGCGCCCATTCAAGACCTACGCTGCCGCTCGTGTTTGAAACAAAGACTCCGCGTATCATGAGGTACTGGCTGTTGATGTTTTCAGGTGTCCCAACCACCGCATTGTCAATCTGGTTCGAAAAAAAGTAGGTGTACCGCTCCGAAGCGAAGCCTGAAAGATCCCACTTGAACTGACCGCCACCTACCGTTATCAAAAGCCCAAACGTTACATCCCAGATGTCTCCGTTACCCGATGTCCACACAAGGTCATCATCCAGTTGCAGCGTAGTGCTTGACGCTACCGATTCATCAGATGGCTTTTTCTTGAACACCCAAAGTCCAGACTCAATGTCGCGCACGTGCGATACCGCCGTGACACCTGACCCGTCCGTTGTTGCCGTCCCGAGGAATAGGCTGTCCGCAGGCTGCGTGCCTGTGGTGTTCACCGTGATTGTGCCGTCCTCGTTTAGGTACACGTAGTTTGTCTGGCTCGCAGTCACAGACTCGGACTGCGTAGCATCCGATACAATCTGGTAGCCATTGATGAAGCAGGTGCCAGCCGAGATGTTGACGTTAAGACCTGTCCCGGCTGACAAGGCATATCCGCTCACTCGGTACACATCGGCTACGGATAGCGTTGCATTGGCTGATGTCCAAGCCGCCTCCGTGATCTGATCGCCGCTCTCTGGGAATACTGTCGTTGCCATGCTATGCGTCCGCTAAGGTGATCGTCCAAGTGATAGAGAGACTTATGCTTGCCGTTTTTGCAATCGTCGATGAGAGGATAGACCTGCAAAACATATTGCCAGATGCCGCTGCATCAAACAGACCAACCTCGGCAATGGTGTTTCCGTTCGCCTCGCTCTTGCTAAAAAACGCTTTGTAGGTGATTACACCAGCGCTCGCGCTTTGAGATATAAAAGCGTTACGGTCAACCTCGGTGCCGAGCGTCGTGTCGGTAACGGCAGCCGCCGTGGTCCCTGTGCCGATCCCGATGTGGGACGGGAATACAGAGATGTCCTCAGCCAGCAGGCTGGCAAACTTGTTCCGCCCGACGTTGGTCACGACGTTCGACTGCTCGACAACCTCGCGCCGCCCATCATCGTGCATGACCTCGACGGTCACATATCCTCTAACCGACATGGAATCCGTTGATGTAGGTGTCTGGTCCATTGACTGTGTACGCTCCAGCGTAGGTATTAAATGTAGCCGCATCAGCGAGGGTGAGGTCATCAGACAACCGCTCTAACTGGTTCAGAACCTCGTTCTCTCTTACGACGAACTTCCTGTCTTGTCTCGTCTTTTGCTTCCAGTATGTCCAACCTGCGACGGTCTGCGTGGCTGCCGCCTGCACGTTGTAGCGTAGCGTACCGTCATCGAGCATAGAAGCAGACACCTTCTCGATCAGGAAGCGTGCGTCGATGCCATGCTCGGGCAGGTCGATCAGTTGCGATTGACCGGCAACGAGACCGCCCGTATCGGTGGTGTATGAACAGGTCAGGCGAGCGCGAGAATACTGCCGCAGTACGGACTCGGCTCGTTGCTGCGCTTCCTCTTGGTTCTCTACATCAAGCGCATCAACCACCTTTTGATACACGCCCAGATTCCCCTCGATGCTGTTGCGCTCCACGACGGATGCGTCATCCGTTGCCGACACGATGATGGGGTATCGACCCTTAAACGTCACCCTGATCTTGTCCGTGTCAGACAATACCGTCTCGTCAGGGTCTTGTACGATGACCGGCGTACCTGTGTTGTAGTACCATTGGCTTGCAGTACCAATGCCGTTGACACCTACGGTCTGCGTACTGTATCCAGACCCGGTGTCCACCTCTACCGTAGGCGGCGCTCCGATGGGCGCTGGCATGAGGAACGCTCGCTTCTCGCCATCGCCAGTTTGCCTCTCAACGATGTCCTCGTCATCGACACGCGATCCAGCACGTACAAAGACCTGATTGATGAAGTTGCCCCGGTTCTCCTGAAAGCGGATCTGGCGGTATGGTCTGTTCGTGGCTGTCAACGAGAAGGGTGCCGCTGCCGAATCGACAGGTTGGAAGTTTAGTTTTTTGTCCTTGTCCACGTTCCAGTAGAAGCCCGACAACTCGGCGAGTTCGTCAAGGCATATCTCAATCGGCAGATAGTTGAACGTTATGGACTCAATCTTCGCGCCGTTTTCGATGGTACCAGCCGTGATACCAAAGTCGGCAGGGTAGAGGGCAGAGGCAAAGGTGGACACGATCGCTCCTGCGGTGGTGTTGGTAAATGTATTAATGATCAGGCTGCGCGACATGAACTGCGAGAAGTCCACGCATCGGTACGTGAATCGGATGGTCGTGATCTCGCCCACCGTTATGTCAGATTCGACATATCCTTCGACTGTTCCGCCCCATATCTTTGTCGCCCCGTCGTATACGTAGACCTCCTCGCCCCACTCCAGCGGCTTGGTGTTGCCGATGTGGTCGAACGAAAGCAGACCGCGCTGCGTGACCGCATCCTCCAACTGGAAGGACTGCCGCACGAAGTCAACGTCGGCGCTCGCGCTGTCTTTGATCGTAATCGCCATTAGTAGTTCGTCCCGTATAACTCCAACTCACCAGCCATGTACGGCACCGTTGCCGTGGCGATCTGCTGACCGTCAAGGTTGATGTTGATGGTCTGGGTGCTGCCCATTGTTGCCATGTCACCCGATACGTTGGAGCCGCCCAATCCCATGTAAGTCTGCAAGCCAGACAGCCATGAGGGTGTTTCTGAACCGTTCATACTGCCGCCACCAGCGGTACCTGATAGCCAAGAAAAGTCAACACCGCCCATCAGGTTTCCAGCAATTAATCCAAAACCGCCGGTGGATATTGCCTGCTGTATCCACTCATCGCGGCTTATCCCCATTGTTACCCACGGAGTTTCAGAACCACCGAAACCTGCAAGTCTATATATGCTATACCCATAGACAGCGGCTAAGGCAAGAGCAGATGCGATCGGTATCCCCGCCGCTGTCAAACCGCCTCCAGCAGCAAGACCGCCACCAGCCGCCCCACCTCCACCTGAAGGGACCGATATGCCGGGATCGCCATTTGTCCAGTCAGGTGTATCCGTACCCGGACCAGTCGGCGGCAAGCCGGAAACGTCAGTACCGGGTGCGCCAGTAGGAGCGCCACCGCCACCTGTCAGTATTCGATCAATTCCCCCAACAATACCCGTTATCAGTTCGAGTGCATCCCTTAATATGCTTGTCCACGTTTCGGCTTTAAGTAATTCTGCTAACGCCTCAAACCCTCCTATAATAGTCGTAACGTCAAGTGCGGCTTGAGTGATGTTAGAAATAAACTTTCCGAAAGGCTTATCAGGACCAATACCGAGCGTATCAAGTGCGCCTCCAATGTCTCGCATATGACGCGCAACGTCGAAAGCGTTACCTTTGGCATTGCCAAGATGAGTGGCAAGTTTTTCCATGCCCGTGACGTACAGTCCCCACCTGTGCGTCTCGTTTGCATCTGGTATTACATTGAGTATATCCTGATACCCCTCCGGCATGGACAACTCGCTGGGTATCAGGTCGTACAGTTCTTTTACTGCACCTTTCGCATCGTTAGCGTGTGAGGCAATAGACCCATCCGGTGCATTTAGGGCATCGGTTATTGTTTTAAGGTTCGGGGTTGTTTTTTCAAGTATAGCCACCTCATCGCCAATCCCCTTGATCCCAAGACCAGCCCTCAATGCAGAATAAACAAGCGAACTGGTAGCAGGCATCTCGCCCTGACCCAAAGAGTTTCGCAACGTTGCAAAACTCGGGGCAAGCGCCTCAATGTTGGTCACTTTAGTAGATATATCCGTGAGCGCTGTATCTACATCTTCCGCTGAAACCTCAGAACCAGATAACGCATCGTCGAGCGTTTTGAAACTGGGCGCAAGGGCTTCTATGTGTCCTACTTCGGTCCTGATCTTTGCAAGCGCATCCTTCGCGGCGGTGGCGCTCTTGCTCACAGAATCCTCGCCAGTATCGAGATTTTGCTTTGCGTTGTTTTTTGCACCCGTCAGAAAGTTTGCTATTTCTGCGGCTAACCCTTCCTCGAAGAAATCATCAATCTGAAATGGATCGATTGTTAAGGCTGTGACAAGGGGAGCAACAGCGGCACCTGCATCGGTGGCAAACGTGCTTAGGTCAGATACAACATCAGTTGCTCCCGTTGAAGCCGTTGTTTTAAGGGTCTCCCACGCGCCGCTAAAATCGCGCTCCATTGCAAGACTGACAGCCTTAAAGATGCCCGACATCGTAGAAACGAAGTTGTCTTTAAGGTTTGTAACAAGATCAGTTATCGCTGTATACGTACCTCGAAAGGCTGATGTAACTGCGTCCCAGTTCCTGTATACGGCGATACCGATGGCGGCGATAGCGGCAAAAGCCAAGACAACAGGGTTCGCCAGAGCCACAAGGCTGCCCATCGCTCCTATTATTGCCGAAAATCCAGCCGCCATGCCGCCCAGTATGAACAAAGCAGGACCAATGGCAGCAGCAAGAGCAACAAGGGCAAGCGCCGTTTTCTTTGCTTCTGGCGACATTGCTTCAAACCTCTCAACCAATCCGCGCATGATGCCGACGAGTTCGGTTGCATAAGGCAAAAGCATCTCGCCAACCTGAATACCGAGATCTTTTGTTGCGGCTGCCAATCCGCGCATCTGCCCAGCAAAAGTGCCAGAGGTGTCTGCGGCGTTTCCGTGAGCATCAGTAGTGCCAGCCAACAAGAGGTTGAGCCGCGCCTGAACCTTTGCCTGCTCCTTCTGCGCGCCCGTCAGTTTGTCCGCACCCATCCGCATCAACTCCTGCTTCAGGGTGTTCTCGTTGATGATTACACCAAAATCGGCGGCGTTCTCATGCGCTCCGATCAGCGTACCACGCAGGCGACGGACAGCCTCGTCCATCGGCATATTGTTGAACGACGAAAGGTCAACAGCCAACTTGGTCAGCGTGACCGACATATTTGCTGCGCTCTCCTCCGTGAAACCCATCGGCTTGATGATGTCGCCGAAGGTTGCAGCGAAGCCCATTAGGTCATACCGAGACCTGTTGACCTGTTCAGCAAAGTTGCCCAACTCCTTAGATACAGAGCCGCCAACTGTCTTGAAGACAACATTGAACTTGTCTCGCATCTCCTCGACATCCGATGCAGCCTTAACAGCGGCACCGGCTATGCCAAGAATGGGAAGTGTTACGCTCCTCGATAATGTAGCCCCGACGCTGCGGAGGTTCTGACCAACTTGTTTAAGTTGACCCTCCATCTGCGCCATGCCCTTTTGGAAATCCTTAAGGTCAGCGCCGATCTTAACGCCGAGGCTCGCTACGGTAACCATCTTCCAGTATCGATTTTGCCCGTCTGCGTAATTGCTGATATTCAGCCATACGCATGACAGGCGTTTCCTTTTTCTTCAGTTGGCGGTACATATGGTCCAGCGGCTTTTGCCGCTTTCCCGCCCTGAACAGCATCAGGTTCTCAAGTTGCTGCGCTATCAACAGGGTGCGCTGCCACTCCAGTTCTTCCTGCTGCCGCTGCCGCTCCATCACGCCCGAAAGCATGACGTTGATGTCCCTGAACGAACACTCATCGACCTGCGATGGTGTCATGCCCAGATAAGCGGCGCACATCTTGTCAATGGCTACCAAGTCAGGAAAGGGAGCCGGGTTTACTTTCCCGGCTTCCCCTTTCCCTCGTCAGCATCTGTGATGGCAGACATACCTTCCGACATCCTACGCAGCGCCTTACCCACCGCCGCAAGTATCGCGCTCTCGTCCGAGTTCGCCATGTCGATCAAGAACTTGTCCTCCTTCAGCCCCGGCTTGTCGATGAGGCAACCCACAAAGGCAATACGGGCGAGGTCCGCCAATGACGGACTACTCATCTGCTCAAAGGTAAAGGTGATGTTGTGCTTGATCTCTGCGATACGAAAGGCAGCAGGTCCAAGTTTGAGCGTGTACTCGCGCTCGCCCACTTCTATCGTGATCGCTTCGGGATGGTTGTCTTTCATCGTTGTTCAGGTTAAGAGGTCGTTCCGGTTGCCTCCGTCAACGAGCCAGAAACCTGAATGGAGGTTGAGAACGTCGAAGGAGATTCATCGCTAAAGGTAAGCGATAGATCGGTAATAACGCCACTACCGTACCACTCCGTATCACCCGAGTTGGTGGATGTCAGGAGGAAGTAAACGGTACCGTTGGCAGCCTCGTACGCATCGGACAGTTTCGTGTATCCTGCATCCTCGGTGTGATCGAAGATACCTGACATCGAAACCGTCTGGTTGCGGCGACCTGCGATGAAGGAGGAATCATCCCCGTCATCCTTCGTTGATACGTCGATTGCGCCACGTGATCTGGACAGGGAATGCTCCGTTGCCAGACCTACGAGCGAGTAGTTGGCATCATTGGCTTCGTCAGCGGCTGTTGGGGCGCTGGTGCCAACGTAAAGCCAATAATCCCGAGCGGATTTGTTCTTTGCCATTAGTCTATCTGTTTGAGTTTATCCCG